ATACCTTGGCGTTCCAAATGGTGACGGCGGAAACGTATTTGAATATCTGGAGATTAGAGATATTACAGATGAAGAGATCAGTCGTATGGATCGTATTTTCGCTGGCGTAGATTATGGATGGTACCCGGATGCCTTCTGCTATCTCCGAACTTATTATGATTCTGCCAGAGAGAAGATATATCTGATTGACGAGCTGTATGTAAATAAATGGAGCAACTCTAAGACTGCTGATTGGATCAAGAAAAAAGGCTATGACGATTACACAATGATATGTGATTCTGCGGAACCTAAGTCTGTGAATGACTTCCGGGATGCCGGACTTCCTGCAAGAGGAGCAATCAAAGGACCGGGAAGTATCGAGTATGGTTTCAAATTCTTACAGACAAAGACTATAGTCATTGACCCGAAGCGAACACCGAACGCATATAAAGAAATCACAGAATATGAGTACGATCGGGACAAAGAGGGAAATGTAATAAGTGGTTATCCTGACGGAGATGATCATGCAATCTCGGCACTTAGATATGCTTATGAGCCGTTGTTTAACAGGAGAGGTTACAGTGCATAATGGGACTTATAACAACACTAAAAAGGTGGTTTAATATGATATTCAAAAAACAAGCCGAAGAGGACTTCAACATTCAGGCAGCAGAATTTCCAGAGATGGAATCGCTGATTAACCGGTGTGCGAACATTTACAGAGGTACGCCGGAATGGCTGGATGATAAGAATAATATCAAGACGATCAATTTTGCTAAATCTGTCTGCTCAGAAACAGCTCGGCTCGCAACGCTGGCGATCGGCATTCAGATAGACGGTTCTGCAAGGGCTACGTGGCTACAGGAACAGATCGACAAGGTATATTTTCAAATCCGTCACTGGGTAGAATATGGCTGTGCTTATGGAACAGTATTTATTAAGCCAAATGGTGAAAGCATTGACGTATTTACTCCGGCAGATGTGATGATCGTGGACTATGATAATCAGGAAATTAAGGGAATCATATTCAAGGATTCTTATACTGTTGGACGGAAATACTATACACGGCTTGAATATCATAGATTTGTTGAGACTACCGTGGATGGCGTGACGACCTATCCGTACTACGTTTCTAATAGAGCCTATGTGTCAAAATCCCCTCAGTCAATCGGTGATAAGATTGACCTTAAACAGACCAAATGGGCTGACCTTATGGCAGATACGCCACCGATTCTCAAAACAAACGGTGAGAAGCTGGACGGACCTCTGTACGGAGTACTGCGGACACCGCAGGCGAACAATGTGGATATCAGTACACCGCTTGGCTTACCGATATTTGCAGAAGCAATTGAAGAGCTGAAAGATCTCGACATTGCATACAGCCGTAATGCCGGAGAGATATTTGATTCGCAGAAGATTGTTCTGGCAGATGATAGACTGCTGATGCCAAGCGGTACACCTGTAGCAGTCATGTCACCACAGGGTATGGAGAACAGACGTAATGAGATGAACTTACCGCACTTTGTCAAGAATGTATTCGGACAGCTCGAGAAAGAGTTCTATCAAGAAATCAATCCACAGCTCAACACAGATACCCGTATAGCCGGCATAAATGCCCTTTTAAGCCAGTTAGGGTACAAGATTGGATTCTCTAATGGCTACTTTGTTTTCAACGAATCTAGCGGCATTCAGACAGCTACAGGAGTAGAAGCGGAACAGCAGAGGACAGTGCAGTTTATTAAAGACGTGCGGGACAAACTGGAATCCTGTCTGGATGAAGTAATCTACGCATTGAACGTTTACGCTGACCTGTACGGGCTTGCCCCCGTCGGAACTTATGAAGTCAATTATGATTTCGGAGATATCCTGTATGTGCGTGAAAACGATCGTGCAAGGTGGTGGCAGTATGTGACTACTGGCAAGGTTCCGGCATGGTTGTATTTCGTGAAGTTTGAAGGAATGACGAAAGATGAGGCGGTATCAATGACAAAAGAAGCAGAAAATACACAATCAAAAGGATTATTTGATGATGAATAAAAAAGAGGGATTTATTTTCCCTCTGAATTAGATTTTAAATAATCAGATATTAATTTTTCGAGAATAGATGCTACGGAACACTTTTCTTTAATTGCAAGAATTTTAATTTGTTCCAATAAATTTTCGTCTATAGTAGTCGTAAATTTAATTTTACTCATTATGACACCTCCTTTAATATGAATATACCATAAATACGTATAGACGTAAAGAATAAAATATGCTATAATATACGTAAATAAGTATATACGTATAAAAGGAGAACGTAATATGAAGAATCAGATAAGATTGCATCTTGAGGGCGAAAGGTATGGAAAACTTGTAGTTGTGGAAGAAGCCGAACCAATTTATAGCAAAACAGGAAAAATGATTCGGAGATGGAAGTGCAAATGTGATTGTGAAAATATCACAATCGTTAGACATGGAGATTTAAGAAATGGAAGTACTGTAAGCTGTGGCTGTTATAACTACGAAAAAGAATCGGCGGTGAAAACCCACGGATATTCTCGTACAAAACTTGGAAATGTTTTTGAGGGAATGAAGCAGAGATGTAATAATCCCAAAAATAAGAACTATGAAAAGTATGGAGGAAGAGGAATAAAAATCTGCACGGAATGGTTAAATGATCCGAAAAAGTTCTTTGACTGGGCTATAAAAAATGGATATAAAGAGGGTTTGTCTATCGACAGGATAGACGTAAATGGAAACTACGAACCAGATAACTGCCGCTGGGCTGACAACGAAACCCAATGTCTAAACCAGAGACTAAGAAAAGACAATAAGACAGGGTATAAGGGCATTTATTATAGTGAGGGAGTGTATAGAGTGCAAATTAGAAGAAACAAGAAGAGATATTACTTTGGATCATATAAAACATTACCCGAAGCAGTAAAAGTGTTAGAAGAAGCGAAAGCAATGGTCAAAGAAGCTCAACCAGACGAACCAACATTATTCGGAGAGGAGTAAAAAGATGGCAGATAAACCAGTAACAAGGGAAGAAAAATATCTTGCGTACTTGACAGGCGATTACACGGGCGAACTCCCAAAGCCAATCACAAGAAAAGAGAAGTATTTATACGAATTATGTTTGAAAGGAATAGGCGGTGAGATTTCGCCAGAAGAAATCAAAGCCGCAGTAAATGAGTACCTTGAAAAGAATCCAGTCAAGCCCGGAGCCACGACAGAACAGGCACAACAGATCGAGCAGAACAAGACGGATGTTGCTTCGCTAAAGGAAGATATATCCAACAAGATCACAAAATTCTATGCATCGAATCAGGGTGAAGCTCATATTACTGATTCTGATAATGGAAAGATTCAAGATATGATGCTATATGGCAAATCATCACAGGATGGAACGCCAACGCCAGAGAATCCAGTTGAGATTAAGAGCGTGGTGAATCCTACAGTTAAAGTAACAAATGAAGATGGATTAAAGGTTCAATCTGTTACGCTTAACAATGTCACCCTTAACGCAATTCCAGTTTCAAGTGGTGGTAACGTCACAATCGACGGAAAGCAGTATATTGCGGATTACGTGGATGTGGAGAGGGGAAAGTATGTTCAAATGATACAGACAGACAAAGTTCAAAGCAACATAACGTGGAACATCCAGAAGCAACAAAAAGGGTATTCGCTTGGGTATACAGGTTTATACAAAAATGGTATACCAACGAATAAACCCGGAATGGGGAAGACATGGAAAAGCAATGTAGGAGATTCATCGGGTGCATGGAGTAATGCTTTTTCGTTTGGACGAAGTGATGTATTCTGGATTGTCCCATACAAGAATGACGGAAATATTACATCGAACGATATTAATGCATGGCTTGTGGAGCATCCAATGGATATAATGTATCCACTTGTAGAACCCATCGAAACCGACCTAACACCAGAAGAGAATGAAGCATTTAAGGCACTTGTCACCAACTACCCAGTAACCAACATCAGCGTCACATCCGACCAGTTAGAAGGATATACAGTATTTAACTATCCGATTAGTATGGCTAATGGATGGAACTATGTAAAACAGCAGTTAAACGACAACCGAGATTATATCTATGATATGGACTTACAATCAGCAGAAGCCTATGTCAACAGTGAATACGCAGTAGCACTTACAGAATTGGAGGTGTGATTATGTTATATAGAACATTACTGAAACTTAAAGAAAGAAATGGACTGACAGATGATTTGAAAAATAAGATTGATATTTTCTTTGCAACGGGAAGGATTACAGAGGAACAGTACAATGAGCTGATGGATGTTAATAAGGAAGAAGAACCGAAATCAGTAACTAATTAACTAAAGGAAGCTTTAGTTAACCAACAAAAAACCAAAACATGTACCACGACTTTTGACGAAAGAGGTGATATACTATGCTTAGTCCTGAATATTTACGCCGGATAACAGAGGGCAGCGAACAGATTGCGGAAGAACTGCATCAGTATATCATATTCGAGATCGTGTCAAGGATGATGGCAAGAATTGGCAGAGGTGAGGATTATATTCTGACCAATGCTGATGCGTGGAGAATCAGAACGCTACAGGAATCCGGCGAACTGCTAGAGGACATTCTAGCGGAATTATCCAGATACACTAAACGTGAACAGCAGGAACTTCTTGAAGCGTTTGAAGATGCCGGAATCACTGCGATGGACTACGATGATAAGGTATATAAGGCGGCAGGATTAAGCCCTGTACCGCTCGAACAATCCCCGGCTATGATAAGGCTCATGGAACGGAATATGCTTGCGACTATGGGTGAGTGGAAGAACTTCACGAGAACAACTGCAAGTGCCGCTCAGAGGCTTTATATTGATCAATGCGACCTTGCATACAATCATGTAATGACTGGGGCAGTTGGATATACGCAAGCCATCAAAGAAGCAGTTAATAACGTTGTGAGTGATGGTGTTACTGTCACATATCCATCCGGCAGAAAAGATACAATTGAAACAGCGGTTGCACGCTCTGTCAGAACTGGCGTGGCTCAGGCTACTGGAGATATATCCCTCAAACGCATGGAAGAAATGGGCTGGGATTTAGTTCTGGTCAGTGCTCACATGGGAGCCAGAACAGGTGACGGCGGTGAGAACCCGGGAAATCACTCATGGTGGCAAGGCAAGATATACTCTCGTTCTGGCAAGAGTAAGAAATTTCCGCCGTTCTCATTGACCGGATACGGAACGGCAAGTGGACTGTCAGGGGTCAACTGTCGGCATAGTTTTGGGGCAAGCGACGGAGAATTTAATCCTTATGCAGGATTATCAGCACAGGACAAAGCCAACAAAGGTAAACAGTACGAAAAAGAACAACGACAACGTACTTATGAGCGGAGAATTCGCAAAACAAAGAGAGAGGTTCTTGGACTACAAGCAGGAGTTGACAATGCACCAAATGAAAAGGCAAGGTTCGCACTCCAACAAGATCTTGACCGGAAGTCTTATCTTTTGCAGAAACAAAATGCTGCATACAAAGATTACTGCAAGCAGAACGACCTGAAGGAACTGAAAGACCGGCTCATGATCGCTAAGTGGAATCGTCAGAACGCCGCAAAAGCCAGAGGAGCGGCAAAACGATATAAGACAGCAAAGGGGATTGACTGATGGATAGATGGGAATATTTCAATCCTAATCCTGTTAAGGACAAGAGAACGGGAGATTGCGTTGTCCGGGCAATATGCAAGGCGACCGGATTCGACTGGGAAACAGTATTCGCCGGATTAATGGTACAGGCGTGTACTCTGTCAGATATGCCATCGGCTAATTACGTTTGGGGAGCGTATCTCTATAAGCATGGATACAGACGCAAGCTAATTGAACAGTCAGAACGATATATCTATACAGTCAACGACTTTTGCGCAGATCATCCGACAGGCACATACATTCTCTGCATAGATGGTCATGTAGTGACGGCACAGAATGGAAAATATTTCGATACATGGGATTCCGGAAATGAGATCCCGGTATATTACTGGGAAAAGGAGAATAAATGAGCATATCAGAATTTGTACAGATTTTTCTCTCTATCTGCGGAGGGGTGTCCATTGTTGGAGGGGCGGCAGCTGTAATCTTTAAGTGGATTACTCCAGCATTCCGACTTAATAAACGAGTAGAGACACTGGAAGAACATGACAAACGAGATTACGAGAGCCTTCGGAGAATCGCAGAACGAGATTCATTAATTCTGGAAGTGTTATCAACCATGTTGGACAGTCAGATTAGTGGAAATAACGTCGAAGAATTAAAAAAAACAAAACAGAAGCTTACAAATTATCTTGCACAGAATCAGCGCTAATTGCATTAATAAGAGGTATGCTCATGAAATTATATGTATTCACAAAGAAAGACATAGACAGATTCTTAATAGAGTGTAATTTTACACCGGATGAAGAAATGCTGTTCCGGCTGAGATGTAAGGAATATACACTCGAATACTGCGCTGAACAGATGAACGTGAGTATATCCACGGCGAAGCGGTTAAGCCGGAGGGTGAACAATAAAATAATTAAAGTGTGCTGATACTTTTTAGACACTAATTAGAGCCAGAAACGAACTGTTTCCGGTTCTTTTTTTATGCAAAAATATAATCAGAAAGGCGGTGCATAAGATGGCATTATATAACAATCCTTATCAATATAGCTTCGGCGTTCCGGGACAGATGAATCAGTTCCAGCAGCAGCCTGTCCAGATGTCAGCTCAACCAGTACAGCAACCCCAACAGAACAACAATGGCATCCTGTGGGTATCTGGCGAAGTTGGTGCAAAATCCTATCTGGTAGCACCCGGCACAAGCGTCCTGCTGATGGACAGTGAAAGCGAAAAGTTCTACATAAAATCCACAGACGTTTCTGGTATGCCACAGCCATTACGGACATTTGAATACCATGAAATAGGCACTCAGATGCCACCTAAACAGCCTGCTCAGAACATGGACAATAAATATGTCACCAGACAGGAATATGACGATTTAAAGGCCAAATGTGACGCTATAGCAAACCGATTAAATTCATTTTCTGAACCTGTTAGGGCTAATACCGTACAGGAATCAGCGACCAAGGGAGGAAATGCAGATGAGTAATCCATTATTTAACGCACTTGGCGGTGGGATGCCGCAGGGAAATGGACCAATGCAGATGATACAGCAGTTTATGCAGTTTAGGCAGAATTTTAAGGGGGACCCGAAAGCAGAAGTTGAGAAGATGCTACAGTCTGGACGGATTTCTCAGCAGCAACTTAATCAGGTCCAACAGATGGCAGGACAATTCCAACATATGTTGAAAAGAATGAAATAGTACATTGCAATCTGGCCAGATTGATGTAAATACAAAAAAGGAGTTTTTATTATGGATGGAAATTATAGTTTAGCAGATATTGCCGCTGCTACTGGAAATGGTAGAAATAATGACGGCATGTTTGGCGGAGATGGTAGCTGGTGGATTATTGTTTTATTCATTTTTGCTTTCTTCGGATGGGGAAACAACGGATGGGGCAATAACGGCAATGGCGGCGGATATGCAGCCACGGCAGCTACTCAGGCGGATATTCAGAGAGGATTTGACAATTCCGCAGTAATCAGCAAACTTGACGGAATCAATAGCGGCCTGTGTGATGGCTTCTATGCCATGAATAACGGTATGCTTACCGGATTTAATGGAATCAACACAAACATCATGCAGACCGGCTTTGGCATCCAGCAGGCTATTAATGCCGATACTGTAGCGAATATGCAGAATACCAATGCGCTCCAGGCACAGCTTGCAAACTGCTGCTGTGAAACAAGGGAAGCAATCCAGGGCGTAAACTACAATATGGCACAGAATACCTGTGCATTGCAGAACACCATGAACAGTAACACAAGAGACATTATTGACAGTCAGAACGCCGGAACAAGAGCAATTCTTGATTATCTGTGCAACGAGAAGATTTCCAACTTACAGGCTGAAAACAATGATCTCAGACGTGCTGCTTCTCAGGACCGCCAGAGCGCACTTCTCACAACTGCAATGGCTTCACAGACACAGCAGCTTATTAATGCGATTAATCCGGCACCGATTCCGGCATATCAGGTTCCTAATCCGAACACATATTACGGATGCGGATGCAACACTGGATGTAATTGCTGATAACTTCATATCGAGAGTATCTTTCGATTGATTCGAATGTCGGCTTATGCCGTATTACACAGAGGGGCAGGCTGAGACCTGTCCTTTTGTGATATGAAAGGAGTATTTTTATGGCAGAATTTACAAATGTAGCTGCTCAGACTGTAGCAGCAAATGGAAACGTAGTATTTTCAAACACAGCAGTCAAAGGTTCTAACTGTATTCAGCACAGAGAGGGAAGCGGAATCATTACCCTGAGAGGGCTTACTAACCAGTGTAAAGCGAGATTCTTTGTGGATTTTTCCGGTAATATCGCAATTCCAACAGGCGGTACTGTCGGAGCTATTTCTCTGGCTATTGCAATTTCTAGTGAGCCGGTTCTTTCTTCACAGATGATTTCCACACCGGCAGCAGTAGACCAGTATAACAATGTGTCCACGGGCATCTATATTGATGTACCTCGCGGATGTTGCGTTAATATCGCAGTAGAGAACACAAGCGACCAGGCAGTATCTGTTGCGAACGCAAATATTGTCGTGACTAGAGAAGCGTAGGAGGTGTGATTATGAGAGATATTAAAGACTTATGCGCAAGAATTGAAGACGAGCTGTCCAAAATCGCTGACAATGGACTGACCACCGGAAATCTGGAAATGACATACAAACTGATTGATATGTACAAAGACATAAAGAACACGCAGTACTGGGACAAGAAAGTGGAGTACTATAACACTGTCCTTGATGAGATGCGTGGCGGATACAATGACGATTACAGCGAACGCGGAAGAAAGCGCGACAGCATGGGGAGATACAGCGCAAATGACGGCAGAATGATGCCGGATTATGACCGAGGCAGTTCTTATGCCAGACGTGGTGAGCATTATGTTAGAGGACATTACAGCCGCTCTGACGGACGAGATGCTTATGACGACTATATGACACAGAAACAGAGCTATCGTTCCGGCAAGTCTGAAGACTGCAAAAGAAAGATGCTCGCCGCATTGGAAGAACATCTGGACGAACTTACAACAGAAATGAGTGATATGTCCAAGGATGCAGAGTGCCGGGAAGAACGTGATCTTGTCAAGAGATACGTAGAAAAACTCCGTGATATGCTCTAAAAACACAAAAGTGGTAGAGAGGTAGTTAAAAGAAATCTGTTATAATGTAATTGTGCAGCAGGAAGCACAAGTAAAACGGTTGTTTTTGACATTTTCGTTTTAATCCTCCTTTCTTTAATTTAGTAGCTGGTACGCACGCTTTAACGGAAAGTTGAACAGGTTCGAATCCTGTCGTGCGTATTTGCCATCTGGCACGCAAGATGGCTCACCTCCTTGATTAAGGTTTTTGTTATTCATACTTTTCTTTTAAAAAAGAAATAAATATCCGAAACAACTCGTGGCAGGCATGACACGTTAAACACCTTGCTAACCCGGGAATCCGGGTTATGTGGAATGTACGCTAGTGGAAAACTGACAGAGTCGCACTCTGGTCTCCGGTTCGATTCCGGGCGCTCCGCTTTAATCCGCTTAGAGTTAAGCTGTTTGTATACAGGTGGTCTATGTCTCAGGTGGATTTACGCTATAGCGAAAGAAGTGAAATTCACCCCAGTTTCTTTTTTAGAGGGTTGGCCGTTATAGGCGGCATGGAATGTAGCTCAGTGGTAGATCGCACTGTAAATGTGAGGTCGCAGGTTCGATTCCTGCCTTTCCGATTACCTTGCCAGTGGTCTAACTGGCTTAATCCATTTACCTGCGGCGGCAGGTCAATAAACACGACCAGGAGGATGTTATGCAGAAACTTATTGACACTTTAAAATCATTTGGAATTGAAATCCCGGAGGATAAACAGGCAGATGTAAAGAAAGCACTTTCTGAGAATTACAAGAATACAAAGGAAGTGGCGAAAACTCTGTCGAAAGTCGAGGGTGAACGCGATAACTGGAAAGAACGCGCTGAGACAGCAGAGGAAACCTTAAGAGGCTTTGATGGTATCGACCCGACAAATATTAAAAGCGAGTTAGAGACTTGGAAACAGAAAGCGGCAGATGCAGAGAAAGAATTCAATGCAAAAATCTACGACCGTGATTTCTCAGATGCTCTGAAAGCGGCACTCGACGATGTTAAATTTTCAAGTGAAGCTGCAAAGAAGTCTGTTATGGCAGACATTAAAGAAGCAGGTCTTAAGCTGAAAGATGGTAAAATCCTTGGATTAAATGACCTGATCGAACAGATGAAGCAGTCTGACGCATCCGCTTTTGTAGATGAATCTCAGCAGCAGGCTCAGCAGAACCAGGCAAGATTTACCACTCACGTTGGACAGCAGCAGACACCGGGAAGCATGACAAAGAAAGATATCGAAGCGATCAAAGACCCGTCCGAGAGACAGGCTGCAATTGCTCAGAACATCCAGTTATTCCAGTGATTTTTTACACCGACTATACGACAGAGTATAGCCACTAACCCAATGCCTTAATAATTATGGGTAGAAAGGATTTTTATATGGCAGCAAAAGCTAATCTTATTATGAATAATGATATTCAGGTCACAGCACGTGAGATTGACTTTGTAACCAGATTCGAAAGAAACTGGCAGCACTTACGTGACATTCTGGGTATCATGAGACCTATCAAAAAACAGCCGGGTGCTGTACTCAAGTCCAAATACGCAGAGGGTACTTTACAGAGTGGAAAAGTTGGTGAGGGCGAGGAGATCCCTTACAGCAAATTCGTTGTAAAAGAAAAGAACTATGCGGAAATGACTATCGAGAAGTACGCAAAGGCTGTGTCTATCGAAGCAATCAAGGATCACGGTTATGAGAACGCCGTTCAGATGACTGATGATGAATTCCTTTTCCAGCTTCAGACTGATGTTACTAGCAGATTCTATGACTATCTGAAAACCGGCACACTTACTTCCACAGAAACTACTTTTCAGATGGCTCTGGCAATGGCTAAAGGTCGGGTTGAGAACAAATTCAAACAGATGCACAGAAATGTGACTGGCGTTGTTGGATTTGCCAATATTCTGGACGTATATGAATACCTTGGAGCAGCTGAGATTTCTATTCAGAACCAGTTCGGATTCCAGTACATGAAAGATTTCATGGGCTTCAATACTATTTTCCTGTTATCCGACAGCGAGATCCCGAGAGGAACAGTTATTGCTACGCCTGTTGAGAACATTGTTCTGTACTATGTAGACCCGAACGAATCTGACTTTGCAAGAGCAGGACTTGTATACACTGTATCTGGCGAAACAAACCTGATCGGATTCCATACGCAGGGCAACTACCACACAGCAGTGTCCGAAGCGTTCGCAGTTATGGGGCTTACTCTTTTTGCGGAGTACATTGACGCAATCGCAGTAATCACCATTGATGAGACACCAACACTTGGTACTCTGACAGTAACATCTGCGGCAGGAACAGTAACTGGTGATACAAAAATCACTGTAAATCCGGCTAAGGAAAACTCCAACAACGTATACAAATACAAAGTTGCAACAGACGCAGTAGCTGTTGGATATGGACAGAACCTCAGGAACTGGACTTCTTGGGACGGAAAAGCTGACATCAAGGCGGCAACCGGACAGAAGATCACAGTAGTTGAGTGCGATGGAACATACAAGGCACTGAATGCCGGAAGTGCGAGCGTAACAGCAAAATCATAAACACAGGAGGTAACTGGCATGGCTTATGCAGATTATAAATTCTATACAGAATCATTCGGCAATGTCGTGCCAGAATCCGACTTTCCACGGCTGGCAGAAAGAGCCAGTGATTTTGTGGACACAATGACATTTGACAGGTTGGTGGATGGACTGCCAGAAAATGAACGCTCACAGAAGCGCATCAAAAAGGCGGTCTGTTCATTGGCTGAATTAATGTATCAGATTGAGCTTGCTGAAAAGAATGCTATCAATCAGGCATCGGCAAATGTAACCGACATAAATGTCGGGAACATCTCAACAGGCATTGTAACATCTGTATCTTCTGGCAGTGAATCCTTCTCTTACGCAACACCTCAACAGATTGGGGCGAGTGCAAAAGAATGGAGCGCGGTATATGCCGCCGCCGGAGATGCGCAGAAAACGAACGACTTACTCTTAAAGACGGCTTTGCCGCTTCTGATGGGAGTAAGGACGGATGATGGCATACCGATTTTATATGCAGGATTTCAAGGTTGATATCTTAGGCTCTGAATGGAGCGTGAAGTTCGGGAACAAGAAACAATATCCGAGTCTGACAAATGCAGATGGCTATACTGATTTATCAACACGGGAAATTGTGGTTGATGACATGGAGACATCGCAGGGACAGATTGGAGTAAAAGCAGACCTTAAAAGTTATCAGAAGCAGGTTATTAGGCACGAAATCATCCACGCATTTCTGATGGAATCTGGACTTGATTCTAATTCAAATAGTGCTGACAGCTGGGCTACAAACGAAGAAATGGTTGACTGGTTTGCTATTCAGTCACCAAAAATTTTTAAAGTATTCAATGAACTTAAATTGATGTGAGGTGATAATAATGGACATTACAACATTAGGCTCATGTATAGCAATCGTTATGATTTGCTACATCGTAGGAATGGGCTGTAAGGCATCAAAAAGAATCTCTGATGAATGGATTCCGGTGATCATGGCGGTTATTGGTGGGATTCTCGGAGCGGTCGGAATGGGCGTTATCCCAGATTTCCCGGCATCGGATTATATCACGGCAGTTGCAGTCGGTATGTTTAATGGATTGTCGGCCACTGGCGTGAATCAGGTTATTAAGCAAAGTATTATGAAAGAGTGATTTTATGGGTGGACGTGGTGGAAGCAGTGGATTAAACAACGAGAAGCCAGTTTCTAAGTTAATGTCAAAAGTATATTTCAACTCTGCAAAGAAAAGTGACGCACTCAGAGGAAGTGAAATTGTCAAGAAAGACAATAAACTCGAGAAGGTCATTAATTCAGAAAACACTAGCTATTTTAAGTCAATCAAGACAAAGAGTGAAGCAGTAAAGACAATGAATTATATAAATGACAGATTGAGTGAGAGTAAAAGGAAAATCGCAAAACTTGGAAGTGCAGAGGCGTTATTTAAAAATCAAAGACTTGCTATAGAACATCGAAAATTAGTCAATGCCAGTACAGCCATGAGAGATGAATTGCACAAATTTTCAAAGGCTTCTGAAAAAGGCGATACAAGTGCTTTGCACGATACAAGCCGTACTACCACCACTTATGACAGAGCCAGAAAGCGCAGAATGAAAAACTTTGATTCGTGGTTCTTTGGAAGTGGAAAGAAGTAATCTATGGCAAACCGAGAGACGAGTATAGCTTACGAAAATCTAAACCGCCGTATCTTTCCCGGCGTTGGTGAATACGGCATACCGCAGTTAGAACCGGAATTATTCGAGGGTAACTGTGAGTTTGTCGGATTCAATTACGCAAGAGGTAAATGCAGTAATCCAGAAGGGAAAGCGGTTCATTTCTTCCTGGATGATTACCAGTTTGACGCATTATGGAGGAATCCAGACAGATATGTTGATAAGCTGAGCCAATTCCGGTATGTTCTAACACCGGATTTTAGTACCTACACCGATTTCCCAAAAGCTATCCAGATTTATAATCATTATCGCAAACATTGGATTGGCGCATATCTGCAAGAATATGGTTGCAATGTAATTCCGGCAATCTCATGGAGTACGCCAGATTCTTACGATTGGTGTTTTGACGGTGAGCCAGAGGGCGGAACGGTTGCGGTAAGTTCGGTTGGATGCATGAACAGTTTAGGCAAAAAACGCCTATTCTTATCTGGCTATAATGCTATGATTGAACGATTGCATCCAGAAAGTATTATTTTCTACGGAAAAGTCCCGGAAGAGTGTAAGGGTAATATTGTTAGAATTAAGGCATTTTCTGACAAATTTAACGAGGTGAAGTGTAATGGGTGGTAGAGGCGGCACAAGCGGTTTCGGAAGTGGAAGTGTTGTCATACATAAGCAAGCCGAGCCAAACAAACAGGGCTATTCCTATTATATGACTGGAACAAGAAATGTAATATCGAACTGGGACGATGAGGGTAATTATCATGCCAAGGGAATCTCCAAGAAAGAGGATGTTAGACAACGCTTTGACAGCGTAGAAGAAGCCATTAAATACGCAAAGAAGAACAGATATAAATATTTAAAACTGTAAAAAGGAGGGTATCATGTATGAAAAAACAGTGACGATTTTCAATTATTACGAAAGCAAAACGACTGGAGATGCGTACTGGTATCCTCATGTTTTATCTGGCGTCGACCTCGTTACCGACAAAGGAGCAATCCTTAAAAAGTACGGGCCAGACGCAACAGACAACGCACAGTTGCACGTACGCTATACCGCCCAGAATGGCGATATAACAATTATTGACAAGGATGTCAAGATTCTCCCATGGGTACCGCCTAAGGAGTGGAAAAGACAGATTAACAACGCTCTGGAGGATACTATTACATTCTCAGATGAATCATTCTTCTGGGAGGGTGAGTGGACTGGTGGAACGGTATCTGATGGTGATTATCGGAATGGATTCTACCAGTACATGAATGAGAACAAGGACAACGTGTTTAAGATTACCAGTGTAGGCGGTCCGTATACGCTGATTCCACATTTTGAGATTCTGGGTAAGTAATATGAGTAAGATTCATCATTTCAAAGGATTCTCCATAGTCGATGGAGATATGAAAATCAAGCTGAATATGGACAGGTTTTCCAGACAGTATCAAGAAGCCCAGTATCTCCTTGACGGAATGGTTATGGACAGCATGGTTCCATTTATGCCAATGATTACCGGAAATTTTATCAATCGGACAAGAGTTGAGAGTACATCTTTGCAAGGAACTGGGAAAGTATGCGCGGCGGCGGCTCCTTATGGGCGTTTTCTGTACGAGGGGAAAGGAATGGTTGATGAAGCAACTGGAAGTCCCTACGCAAGACGTGGAGCAAAGAAAGTTCTCGTTAGTCAGTTTTCTGGCCGGACAGCCGCAAAGGAAAATCTTGAATACACCAAACAGGCTCACCCACGGGCACAGGCAAAGTGGTTTGATGCCGCTAAACGGCAATATGGTGACACATGGGTTCGCAAAGTAAAAGCACAGGCAGGAGGTGGCAGGCATAGCAGATAAACCTATCGGAAAAGACGCAACCGGATACGAAATTCTGACAGATGCCATGAAAGCACTTCTGAACCAGTATCCGGGACTGTATGAAAATGAAACAATCAAGTTTGAAGAACTTGGCAAGGAATCAGGAATTGCGTTCTCGGCAGATAATGGAGCTTTGATTTATTCAGAAAAAGAAGATGTTTGTGGCGTAATGCACCAGGTATGCCAGTACCCATTTTACGTGGTATATCGCACAGCATCCGACAAGGAAAGGCAGAAGCTATCCGTTCAGAAGTTCCTAGATAATCTCGGTAAATGGATATGCCGAGAACCAGTTATCATAAATGGCTCTGAGACACGTTTAAATGCGTTTCCTGAGCTTTCTCAGGGGCGAGTGATAAAACGTATCACCCGTGATAATTCCTATGGTTTAGAACCACAGGAGAGTGGTGTACAGGATTGGTTATTACCATTAACGGTACGCTACGAAAATACTTATGAAGTAATATAACAAGTAACAGCCAGCTATCAATCGGAGATAGTTGCTAACCTACACAGCCTTTTAAAAGTTATAGGCAGAAAGGACATTTCTATGGCAGTTACAGGCAAAATTGACCGTAAATATATGGCTCATTATATCGATGCAGGTTCTCTCTGTGGAGGACTGACACCGAAGTATGAACGTCTTGGAAAAGATCTGGAAGAGTACAATGTTGAACTCAATCCAGACACCGAAACCTCTAAAAACATTCTTGGAGAATCCACATTCAAACATAACGGCTACGAAGTTTCTTCTGACGCTGATCCATTCTATGCAGACACTACTTCTGATCTGTTTACAGCATTACAGAAGATTGTAGATGGACGTCTCAAAGACGATAACCTCAAAACAAAAGCAGTTGAGGTTCACCTTTGGACAGAAGCCACAGCAGGCAAGTATGAAGCATATCAGCAGGACTGCTACGTTGTGCCGACCTCCTACGGCGGTGATACATCTGGCTATCAGATTCCGTTTACCGTCAATTATACCGGCAAACGAGTAAAAGGAAAATTTGATATCAGTTCCGGCACATTTACAGCTGACAGCGAATAATTTTTTTTAGGAGGGCATAGAAAATGGCAAAAACAATTAATACAAACATTGATGATGGATTTCTTCTTTTCACATTCACGAACAAGCAGGGTGAAGTGTTCTCTTCATTCAAACTGAATCCTACCGACATCAACATTGCAGCAAGAGCGGAAGAATTGGAAACTTTCTTTGAACAGGCTCAGGAATCTGTTAAAAATGTTTCTTCCAGTAAAGAGATGGCGGAGATTAATAAGCAGATTGAGGACAAAATCAATTATATGCTCG